GGGTGCCGAGGGTTGCCAGCTTTTATTGCTTCAACAAGACGGAGACTATAACCTCTTAGACTCATGCTTCTTCGTCAGTGGACCATCCGCTCATCACGGCTTTCAAGTCTCGTTTAGCAGTCGGCTCAGCCTTTTTCTCTTCACGCTTCTTAGGCTCAGGGATTGACTCCGCTTCAACTTCAACTTTGGCTACCTCTGCCTTTGCTGTTGGTGCAGCTAGCTTAGGTTTAATACCGTCTGCTTGTGCAATTGTCATAGTAACTGCGCTCTTAGCAGCTTGAGTTTCACCAAGTTTCTTGGCTTGCTCCCATTCATGGCGCTCTAAGAATCGCACTGGTTTGAAGAACAACTTACCAACTGTTGAGTCTTCATCAAAACGCATTTCAGTAACCAAGCTATTTAAGTTGTAGCCTTGTGAGCCAACGTACTTAGCATATTGATTAAACGGCATATGCTCTAAATCGCCAGGGTCTTTCATGTCATAAAAAATAGACTTGGATTGTAATGTCATTTGATAAACATCGCCATCTAAATCAGACGCCAAAGCTACTGCAATACGGCGGTTTTTACGACATGCTTTGGTATTACCCTGACCTGACCCATTAATATCTTGTGAGCAGTTAGCACATGCAGATGATTGAGGTGCTTTAACAGACGCATCAGGTTTTTCTCCATCATTAGACCAGCAATCAGGAGGTGCAGCATCAGCTTTTGGATCCCATGCTTTAGCATAGAAAGTCCTTGAGATATGCTTAGAAGCGTTAACAATAACAACTTCTAACTTGCTAGTGTTGGTCTTGGATACTTCTGTGCCATCAACTTTAAGCACAAACTTATTATTGCCAAGCGCAATGCGCTTAACTTGTGACCCACCACCGCCCGATAAGGCTTTAGTTACATCATCAAGTTCGACTTCCTTAAGATAGTCAGGCAGTTGGTTGTTAAACAAAGCGACGTTACTCATTTGCTTCTCCTTACAGTAATAGCGTATGTGCGATCCACATTTAAACCGGCGGGATGCAAGTCCGGATTCTCTTCCAAAAACTGCTTCATATTGGTTTGATGAATTCTTTTCTCAAGCAAATCGGGAGCTTCATGCTCATGCAAAAACTTATAAAAGTTCTCCCAATCGTTTGTCCAAAATCTGCTCTTAACCGACCGCATAGCAAGACCATGTTTAGTCTTAATGCTATCGGCATTAGTTTGTTTGCAGACTTCAAGTATTTCTTGTTCTATCAGAGATAGCTGCTCATTAAGATCAGACTCTTTCTCTTCTAGTTCACGGCGTATTTGGTCACGGGCGTCACGTATTTTGATATAGATCTTGACCAATTTGTCCATATCGGCGACGGGTTGTACTACCGCTTCGGCATCGTTCATTTTAATTTCCTTGTTAAATATTGGGTCTACGCCCATTAATTAATACTACACTTATTACTTTACTATGTCAACTCTTTATTGTTAACTTCTTGCCTGTACAAATCAATTATTTTTGTATGCACATCAAGTTTATTTTGCAACATATGATACAACTTAGTCTCTACGGGACTACCCTTAATATGCACAATTGTCATTTTGTTCTTTTGACCTTGACGGTCAATACGTGCATTAGCTTGTAGGTAAGTCTCTATAGATGTTACTGGAGCATACCAAATGATGGTATCGGCAGCGGTTAGTGTGACTCCGTGTGCAGCAGCCTGAGGTTGTATAATAAGTACTTTAGGATCTGTCTCTTCTTGAAACCTTTTAAATATCTCGGTTCGCTTACTTACTGGAACCTGTCCATTGATAACCTCGCAGGTAATACCCGCCCCTCTCAAATGTGTCTTGAGTAATTCTATTGTATGCGTAAATGGAACAAAAACAAGAACTTTGTGACTGGCTTCTTCAATTACTTCTTCAATAACATGTAGACGATTACTAACATCAAACTCAACGACAGCGCCGGTATCAGAGTAGACAGCTCCGCCTGATATTTGTAAAAGTTTATTAATCTTAACCGCAGCATTAACAGCGCTAACTTCTTCGCCATCCGCTGCCATAAGGTATTCGTCTCTGAGCGTTTTGTAGTATTTCGTCTGTTGCGCAGTAAGGGGGGCGTCCCGAAAAACATGTGTAATCTCCGGTAAGTCTAGGCAATCTTCTTTTCTAAATCGGATTGCGGGTTGAAGGGCGTTAAATACTGTACGATCTGAATCAGGTTTTGGTAGCCATTTAAACTTGGTAATCTGTACCATAGTCTGGTCACGGAAAGCGCTAAAAAACCTAGGCACGTTGTCAGGTACAAGCATCTTTGCCAAGCCAAAAGCATCTGTAGGGGTTTGTGCTGCTGGCGTACCAGTCATCATCCATATCCATGTGCGGGGGGTTACGATGTGGTTAAGTGTTTTCCAGCGTTTAGTAGTAATAGTCTTGTAAGCATTTGCTTCGTCAATAATTACTAGATCAAAGTTTTGTTTTGCAATAGTGTCGGCTACGATGTCTACGCCGTCGTAGTTAATAATTACAAATTGAGCATCGCTTTCAATTACTGCTTTTCTTTTATCTCTGTCGCCATACGCAACACCAACTTTACGGTGCATTGCAAACTTAAACAAATCAGCTTGCCATGCAGATTGCATAATAGATAGAGGGCAAATAATTAATACTTTATAGACTTTCTTTTGTTCTATTAAATAGTCTGCAGCCCATATAGCTGATGCGGTTTTACCTGTGCCTTGTTCGTTAAAACAAAATGCACGTTTGTTAAGAGTTAAAAAGTTAGCCGTTTCTTTTTGATGATCCATGGGTTTATAAAGCCCAGGCCACTTGTAATCTCTTTGGATTGGGGATGGTACGTTTTTAATCTTAAGCTTTGATAGGGCTTGTGCTTCGTCTAAACCCCACCGAACAGCAACCTTATGTAGGTCGCCGTTGGTTTCAATAATTTCACTTTTGGGTATACATTCAGTTACAAGATTAGGGCGTCTTGTAGTAACTACTATTGCTTTGTTATTTACTATTTCCATGTTTAGTTTTTACCGAGTGATCTGAGTTTCTTTCGTACGAGCGATTACTCTTTGCAGTTTTAACCGTAAGATTGCTGCGTACCGTTTTTCCGCCTTTAGATAAAGGGACTTTGTGGTCAACATCTTTGCCATCGCCTTTGTGGGCAAGCCCAGCTTTTTCCATAATTCGACGAGCTTTGTTACGTTGCGCCCGTTTCTTTTTAACCGCTGGCGTACCATCGTATTGTTCATATTCCTTCTTGTAAGGGCGGGGTTTGTTTACATAAGGCATATCGTTGCTCCTCTTTACGGTAAAAATACACGGCGCCATCGCCTAATACTATGTATTTTGGCATGTTTTCAGGGTCTGTTCCAGTCAATAATTTAAGGGTTTCGTCTATGTCGTCACTTACGTCTACCCAGCCTACAAAAGGGATTGGCTCGATCATTTTATTTCTCTAATTAGTTGGTCAAAAGTTAACTCGTTTTTGTCGGCTTCAAATTCCACACTCATCAAGTAACGTGACTCGTTGAAGTTAATTACCATGTGGGGCACTTGATTGTTAAACAGGTAATAACTGCCAAGACGGTATTTGAGTTCTACAAAACTGTGGGTTGCCTCTGTCTTGTTTACTGAAAATAAACAGTTACTTTTTGCATTGTTAAGTAGCATGTTGATAGACACTCCTCGCCTAGTATCTATGTGCCAATCGTAGGTTGTGTATGGGTCAAGTCTAATGATGCCTACTGCTAACTTATGTACCATACCAAGCGTATGCAGTACTGGGTCGTCAAAAGCTAAATGAAATGGTACTTGAATAGCATAAAAGTTGTAGTAAGGCTTCCACTCGCCCGTAGTTGTAGCAAATTTAAATAGTTTGTCGGCTATGACCGACCGCACTGGGATTTCATAAAAAGGTATGGTCATTTTTGAATCCTATTCCATAAGTCAGACAACGACATGCCTTTGATCTCTTTCCAGCCAATGTGTATACAGGCATACATAATGAACAGGAAAAAGCTAAATACCACCATAAATATCAGCACCGCACAAGTAGCGACAAATAAAGCAAATAGGTTAAGTATCGTAACAATCAAAATGGTGCCTCCCCTAAACTAGATAAATCAATCTTATTTGTGATTTTGTAACGTAATAGTTTGTACGTCCACCCAGCTCTCCCATTGACGATTTGGTTTGCTTCTTCTCTTCTTGAGACCTTGCGCATCAGCTCTTGGTTCTCGTCGTAAATTAGGTAAATATTCAAACTTGTCATCTCCAAACTTTGGTACATAATATTTTGGTTTTGGTAATAACTTTAACGTTTCGTCAAGCACTTCAACTACATGCAATTTACGATTGTGTCGCATATTACACAAATTTTTATAGTGCCATCAGGGTTAATAACTGTGTATGTTTTACATGCATAAGCCGTACTACTAAAAAGTATTACAAAAGCAACAATTAATTTTTTCATTTCCTTCTCCTTGTTTTGACTGCAACGATACCTACTTCAGGTTCTTGTTTATCTTTTGCTTCTATCATCCCATCAGCAATTTCCCACGCTTCTTTAAAGTCCCAAACGCTAGCCCTAGAAATTAGCCCAAGCATGGCAAACCCCGCAAACAAAATACGCATGTGTTCTTTATCTTGGTCATTCATCTATAGTGTCCTTTTCCATTATGTTCACAATCTTTTACTGGGCAAAACTTCTTGCATGTGAAGTTTGGTTTTGCGTTCCATACGTTGTTATCATGCGCCGCAGCTAGCTTATTTGTTTCTTGAACCCAAGTAAGCCACTTCTCTGGTGAGTCATGTTTGATGTAATGGGCTCGCACGAAGTCCTCGCTGACCACAAACGCTAGTCCTGCTTTGACCCGCTCAACATTTGGGAAGTGCTTAAATACGCACAGTGCCATCAGTTCAAGCTGTTTGGTGTCGGCATATTGACTGCTCTTACCTGTCTTGTAGTCAACAATATGTGCCAAGTTATCGTTAATAATAATTAGGTCGGCTACGCCTCTAAACCAAACGTTCTTATCAAAGAACCCACATGGCTCCAAATCCTCAGTCAAACCCATTTTGTGTTCACATAACTTTTTACCCGGGATCTCTTTAAGCACATCCAATACTGGTGTAAGGAATGAGAACTTCTCCGGTACCGGCTCACCATCTCTGATGTGT